CGAACCCGGATGTGCCCCAGCCGCCGGCCGAGCTGCCCGCGGCGCCGGCGCCTGACGACGACAACGAGGTCGAGCGCCTGGCGCCGGCGGCTGAGACCCGCGAGGTCGACGCCGAAGCGGTCGAGCTGCGCCGGGCGAGGATCTGGCGGGCGAGCGATGCCGTGGTGACTGCGCTCGAGGCGCGCTGGGCGCGCTCGTGGCGCCGGCTGTTCGCCAAGCAGGCCGAGGCGACGCTGAGCCGGTTGAGGGGCAAGCGTGGGCGACAGGCGCTCGCCAAGGCCATCGAGGAACGTGCCGAGCCGGCACCGGAGATCGATCCAGCGCTGATCTTCGACGTCGAGTTCTGGCGGACGGCGTCGGCCGAGGTTGCCGGCGACCTGTTCGAGGAGACCGCAGTGGCCGGCCTCACCCGGTTGGCCGCCCAGTTCGGCATCAGCTTCGATCTCGAGGCGCCGTGGGTGGCCGAGTTCATCGAGCAACGCGTCCAGGATCTCGCCGGCCAGGTCACTCAGACCACCTACGACGCCATCCGCAACGAGCTCGTCGACGGCGTGGCGGCGGGGGAGTCGATCGACGATCTCGCCGCCCGGATCCGCCACGTGTTCACTCAGGCGTCGGAGACGCGGGCGGTGACGATCGCCCGCACTGAGGTGATCTCGGCGTACAACGGTGCGGCGACGTTCGGCGCGGCGCAGATGCCGAGCGACGTGATCGCTGCGCAGGAGTGGATCGCCACCCGGGACGGCCGCACGCGTGAGACGCACGCGTCGGCGGACGGCCAGGTCGTGGCCATCGGCCAGCCGTTCACGGTGGGCGGGTTCGCCGGCGCCTATCCGGGTGACCCGGCGCTGCCGGCGGACGAGACGGTGAACTGCCGGTGTGCGGTGGCGTTCCTGACGCCCGAGGAGTTCCTCAACGCTGGCCGCGAGAAGCGTCCGCGCGTGATCACCGATAGGCGAGTTGCCATGGCCCTCATGGCGACCGTTCCATCAGGTGATCCCAGCTGGGACTTCATCACCTTCCGACGTGCGACATCGCACGTCACCGAATACCGAGAGGCAGCAGCATGACCATCGAGCGCCGCGTCTATCGCACTGAGTTTCGTGACGTGCCTGGATCCAACGGGCGGCAGAAGTGGGCGACGGCGGTCACCTACGACACAGTCGACGACTTCGGCACCATCTGGGCGTCTGGCGTGTTCGACAAGGCGCTGGCCGAGCGCATGCCAGCGATGCTCTACGGGCACGACTGGCACACCCTGGAGCATGTCCTCGGCAAGGGCATCGATCATCGACAGACGCCTCCTGACGTGGGGCCGCCCGGCGTCGACGTGCTGCTCGAGTTCGACGATCCCGAGTTCGTTCCGATGGCGCGCCAAGCGATGTGGCAGGTGAGTCACAAGACGTTGCGCGATGTCTCGGTCGGCTTCGAACGACGCGAGTGGATCCGGCGGAACGATCTGACTCCAGAGCAACGCGAGCGCGGCGCCGAAGAGTTGATGATCGAGGCCGGCATGGACGAGCTCTCGATCGTCATTCGTGGTGCCGTCCTGGGGGCGCAGTTCCGTGGTCGACGGACGTCGAAGGGCATCGACTTCGATGCGTTTCTGGAGATCGCCAAGCGAAAGGCTGCCGGTGACCTGTCCGACGAAGAGGCCAGGGTGGCGGTCGAGTTGCTCGGCGACGAGGAGGCCGAGCACGAGAACCAAGGTGCTGGCGGCTCGGGTGTTGAATCCGGCGAGGAGAACCCACCACCGCCAGATGATTCGGCCACCGAGGAGCTGCTCGGCGAGCTCGATGACGCGCTGGACACGATTGGCCGCTCCCGGAGGTAGTCAACAGTGGCTGCGCTCCATGGGCGCATGCCAGCAACACCCCGAGTCATCGTCTACCCCGCCGACATGGGCCGGTGTGGCCACCGCCTGATCTGGCCCGCCCGGGCCCTCGCCGACCAGGGCGCCGACGTCACCGTCGTCACCGCCGAGGATCCGCCCGAGGCGCAGCTGCAGGCCCAGTGGGGCACGCTGCTCGACGGCACCCGCGTCCTCGTCGACGTCGAGGTGCCCGATGCTGATGTCGTCGTGTTCCAGCGGCCGTTGCAGCGCACGCTCGTCGAGGCGATCCCACGCCTGCAGGACGCCGGTGTGCGGGTCGTGGTCGAGATCGACGACGACTTCACGGCGATGAGCCGACGGAACGTCGCCTGGTACAGCTGCCAGCCCACCGCCTACGAGCATCCGGTGACCAAGGCGGTGATGGGTGGGCCGGATCGCAACTGGCACCACCTCGCTCACGCCTGCCGGATCGCCGACCTCGTGACGGTGTCGACGCCGGCGCTGGCGCAGCGCTACGGCAAGCACGGCCGCGTGCGCGTCGTGCCGAACCACATCCCGGCGAGCTACCTCGACGTCCGCCCCGAGCCGCACGACGGCGTCGTGGTCGGCTGGACCGGCAGCGTCGACACCCACCCCGACGATCTGCAGGTGACCCGTGGCGCCGTCGGCAGGGCGTTGAGGGCGACCGGGGCATCGTTCGCCGTCGTCGGCACCGGCAACGGCGTGCAGCGCCGCCTGGGCCTCGATCAGCCGGTCGTGGCGTCGGGGTGGCTGCCGCTCGACCAGTATCCGCACGCGGTGGCGCAGTTCGACGTCGGGATCGTGCCGCTAGAGCTGAGCGCGTTCAACGAGGCTAAGAGCGCGCTGAAAGGTCTGGAGTACGCGGCGCTCGGCGTACCGTTCGTGGCCTCGCCAACGGAGCCGTATTGCACTCTGGACATGACGATGATCGGGCGATTGGCGATGCGTCCGCGCCACTGGGAGCGCGAGCTCCGTTGGCTGATCGAGAATCCGGAGGCGCGCGATGAATCGGCCAGTCGTGGGCGCGAGGCCGTCCGCGAGCGCTGGACCGTCGAGGGGAACTGCGAGCAGTGGTTCGACGCCTGGAGCGGCGTCGTCAACACCGTCTGCGCGTGATGGCGCGATGCCAGCGACACCCACTGTCACCACCGACCCATCCGGCCGACTCGCGATCGAGTGGCCCAGCCCGCGACCGCGAACCTTCGAGATTGGCGCGGAGCTGTTCGAATCCATGGTCGCCGAGATGAACGCTGGGCGCGAGCTCCGCGACACGGTCACCGAGACCACCGAACTGACCGGCGAGCTGATCAGCTCGGGCGATTGGCTCTCGCGCACCGTGGATGTGGTGCAAACGATCGCGCTCGTCGTGATCGCGGCGGCGCTGCTGTGACCGCCGCATTCACGCTCGACGACCTCGCCGAGCACTGGACCGACGACGTCATCCCCGAGACCGAACGCTTCCCGACCACCCGGGCGCAGGACGAGTGGGCCGACAACGGCTTCGTGATCCGCGACGGTCTGCTCGACGATGACGCGATGACCGCCTACGAGATCGAGTGGATGGCCCACAACGCCCACCGCCCTGGCGGCTGGGACTACGCCACGCCATACATGGACCATCCGGCGCTGCTCGAGCTGTGCTGCCAGCCGGCGCTCGCCGAGCTCCTCGAGGAGCTGATCGGCGAACCGATGGGCGTGCACCTCAACCTCACCGGCTGGACCTCGACGCGGCGTGACTGGCACTTCGACCAGTACCTGAACGAGCCCTACGTCGGCGCGTTCTACGCCGCGGTGTGGATCGCGCTCGACGACATCTCGCCCCACGCCGGCCCGTTCCAGTACATCCCCGGCTCGCATCACTGGTGGGAGCCGATCAGCCAGCACAAGATGCGCGCCGCCCTCGGCCCTGACGGCGACGGCCCGGACTGGCCGACCAAGAGCGAGCAGATCCTGTCACCGCTCTTCAAAGCCGAGATCGATGCCATGGGCATCAAGCCGTCCGAATTCCTCGGCCACCGCGGCGACATGCTCGTCTGGCACTCCCGCCTGCTCCATCGGGGCTCGATCCCGACGAACCCGCACCTCGAGCGCCGCGCCCTGATCGTCCACTTCTCCGGGATCCGGCACCGCCCCGACATGCCGCCGGCGGTGCAGCATCCGGCCGGCGGCTGGTTCTTCCCGCTCGGCGGAAAGCAGCCGGTCCGATGATCGACGCCATGCGACTCGGCGGTCAGAGTACCGACTGCGAGGCCCTGTTTCGGCAACACCTGCGCGAGCTCCCGGCACACGCACAGGTCCTCGAGCTCGGCACGATGCGCTGGGAGGCCGACCGCCCGACACACCACGCCGAGTGGCTGCCCCGCGACGTCGAGCACGTGCGGTCCGACTTCCTCGACGGACCCGACGTCGACGTCGTAGCCGACGCCCACGAGCTCACCGAGACGTTCGGGTTCGCCCAGTTCGATGCGGCGATCGCCGTCAGCGTGTGGGAGCACCTGCGGTTGCCCTGGATCGCGGCACGGCAGCTGCGCCAGGTGCTCAAGCCTGGTGGCATGGCGCTCGTCGTCACTCATCACACGTTCCCGCGGCATGGCTACCCGGACGACTACACGCGTTGGGACGTCGAGGGGATCAAGGCGATGTTCGAGTGGGCGAACTTCGACGAGGTCGACGGCGAGCACGCCTTCCCGTGCACAATCACGCCACCACCTGAAGTGACGCGCTGGAACACCGCTGCGCCGGCGTGGCTCAACGTCGCGGTCGTGGCGCGGGTGAAGCCGTGAACGTGTTCTGCATCGCACCCGACGGCGTCGTGCTCCAGGGCCGCAACCCGAAGCGGCTGATGAAGGCCGTCGTTCGTGATGTGCGCCGGCGCCCGCGTGCCGAGGTGCACCGCCTGCTCGTCGACGATGCCGTGAAGCGCACGATCACCGACCTGATCTGGGCGACCGCTGCCTACGTGTACCTCGGTGGTGACACCGGGCCCGGCGCTGAGCGTGCCTTCGTGGAGGTGCTCGATGCCGTCGAGGCGCAGACCGGGCTGCGCCTGATGCCGGGCGTGATGCCGTGATCGGCACGATCGTCGTCGTCCAGGTCGCGGTCATCGTCGTCGTTCTGGCGGTGGCGTGGGCCGGCTCGTGGTACTTCATCCGGCAGCCGCCCCAGCGCACCGAACCCACCGAGTGGTGTGAGGTGTGCGGCGGCGATATCACCGAGGGCTGGGCGCTGTACGAGGTCATGGCCTCGACTGGCGACCCGCAGGAGCACGGCGGCGGCTCGGGCATGTCGGCCTACTGGTGCGACAAGCATCGGCCGGACGGAGACTGCGCGGTACCCTGGCGATCTTGAGCCGAGCCGACGTCATCCGACGTGCGTTCACCGAGTACCACGCCCGGCGGATCACGCTCGCCGAGCTGATGCGCACCATCGCCCAGTGGCGGCCGCGGCGGTAGACGTGGGCGGCCTCGAGTATGGCCTTGGGCCCGGGTTGTTCCAGGAGCAACCCCACCGTCAGCACCCGACGTACGGCCGCGTCACCGTCATGGGCCGCACGGTGAACAGCCTCGACGAGTGGACCGTCAAGGACCGCGATGGTCGCTACTGGTCCGTTGTCGAGGCGGAACTGCTCGACTGTCCAGCGGTGCCGTGACGATCGATCAACACCCCCTGTCAAGCTGACCCGCAGACGCCCCGGCCTGGCCGATTGCTCTGAGCGGGACGTGAACCCATCACGTTCACAAGGAGCAACCATGGCCCCCAAGCCGACGTTCGACATGCCGGCGCCACAACGCGTCGGCGCCACCTGGGTGTTCGCCGACGGCACCGTCCTGCCGGTCATCGCCGGTGGCGACGGACCCGTCGCATTGAAGCCCGAGTCCACCCTCGCCGACGTCCGTCAGCACCTCGGCGACACGGCCCGCAAGGCCATCGAGTTGCGGGCCATTCCCGAGAAGGAGCGCGGAGACACGTTCGTCGACGACCTCCGGGCAGCGATCGACGACATCCATTTTGTTGACGCGATCGAGAAGGCCCTCTGGGCCGAGGAGCGCGGCAGGCAGGCCGTCAAGGAAACCGAGGAGCGGGCCAGGGGCCCGCGTGGTGCCTTCGAGCGCGCCGAGGACGAGCGCATCACACCCGGCAACGAGTTCGTCAAGGCCGACGGCTACGAGGAGTGGGCGACCGGTGGCCAGCGCGGCGTGTTCCAGGCCGAGGTCCGCACGCTGCTGACGAGCTCGACGACCGATCCGGCCGCCGGCCTGTTCCGCCCGGTCGGCACGCCGTTCCTTGGCAACGTGCGCCAGCGCCGCCCGTTCGTGCGCGACCTGCTCACCGTGTCGCCGACCGGCCTGTCCAGCGTCCCGTACATCCGGGAGCTGAACCCGCTGACCAACGAGACCGGCGCACAGATGACGTCGGAGGGCTCGGCTAAGGCCGAGGTCACGATGCAGTTCGAGTCGGCCGACGCCCCGATGCGCAAGATCACCGCCTGGGTCCCGGTCACCTCGGAGATCCTCGCTGACGCCCCGACGCTGCGTGGCTACATCGACACCCGGCTCGAGTACATGCTGCTGATCCGCGAGGAGCAGCAGGTGCTGTTCGGCACCGGCGCCGCCCCACAGATCACCGGCATCACCGAGACGGTCGGCACGCAGACCCAGGCCGCAGTCGCCGGCGACGTCCCGGCGACGTTCGCCGAGGCGTTCGGCAAGATCGAGAACGTCGACGGCGACCCCGATGCCGTGGTCATGAACCCGATCGACTTCTGGACGGCGGTGTCGACTCGGCACGCGACCAACTTCGACAACGGGTTCGGCGGCAACGCCCCGGCCGAGATGTCCTCGATCACCTGGGGCGAGCGCGTCGTGCGCACCCGGGCCATGACGGCACTGTCGGCGCTCGCCGGCGCGTTCCGCATGGGCGCCACGCTGTACCAGCGCGAGGGCGTCGTGATCAAGGTCGGCGAGCAGCACTCCGACTTCTTCGTCCACAACAAGGTGGCGATCGTCGCCGAAGAGCGCATCGGTCTGGCCGTGTTCCGGCCCGACTGGTTCGTCGAGGTGACGCTCGACCACACGGCCTGAGCCGTGACCACCCTCACCGGGCACTCCGTCGCTGGCAAGCAGGAGTGCCCGGTGTGCGGGGGGTTCGACTGCCAGGACGTCGTCCCCGACGTCGGACACCTCGCCTCGTACCCGTTCCTTCCCGGAGGTATCGACCCCATGGCAACCAAGGCCTACGTCATCACACCCCATCGAATCGTCGACACCGAGCTGCAGCGCGTCGTCTACAGCACTGGCGACCGAGTCCCGATCGAGGACGCCGTCAAGTACGGCCTCATCGAAACGGATGTCGCCGACGCCGTCAGTGCGTCCGTCCATCTCGCCGAAGGCCTCGACGGACTCGTCGGCGAGCTCGTGATCACGCCGCCGGCGTCGGACGACGACGACGAGCCGAGGCGCGGCAAGCGCAGGGGTGGCAACCGGGCCCACGGACCCAGCGAGAACCGCTCGGCCGACGACGAGGGTTGATGCTCGTCACCGTCGACCGGTACCGGGCGATCACCGGCGACCAGACGACCGCTGCGTCAGCCGTCTCGGCACTGATCGAGGAGGCCACCGAGGAACTCGCCGAGGTCCTCGACCGGCCACTCGAGCACGGCACGCGCACCGAGCGGCTGATCGCCACGCGTGACGGCCGGCTGTGGCCGCGTGCCATCCCGATCACCGCGGCAACCGGCTGGACGATCGACGGGCTCGCACTGCTCGGCGCCCAGGCACTCGACTGGCCCGGCGGCAACGACGCCTGGCCGTTCACCGAGGCCGCCGGCGTCGACGTCGAGTACTCCGGTGGCTGGACAGAGGCGACCGTACCGAAGTGCATCGAGCGCGACATCGCTGCGGCCGCCAAGATCCTCGGCACGCCCAATGCCGGCGGCATCGTCGTCCCCGCCGGCGCGAATCGCGTGCAGGTTGGCGACGTGTCGGTCGCGTGGAAGGACGGCGCACCGTCCGGTGGCGCCCTGTCCACTGCCCTGAGCGGCGTCTGGTCGCGGCGCACGCTGAGCTATCGCTACCGAGTCGAGCGTGGCGTGGGGTGCCGCTGATGCTGCCCCTCGCCACGACGACCGTCACGATCATCGAGGAGGGCTCGACCGGCGACCCGTACGAGCCCGGCACGTCGACGACCCTGGCCACCGGTGTGCGTGCCGTCATCGGCTCGCCAACGGGCACGGAGCTCCGCCTGGGCGGCGACAAGGAAGTCGTCGACGCCGCTGCCAACCTGCCGATCGACATCGCGCTGAGCCGATCCTGCGTGCTCATCGACGAGCTCACCGGCGAGCGCTGGTCGGTCACCTGGGTGCGCCGGCGGACCGGTCTCGGCCTCGATCATCAGCGCGCCGGGCTCGTCGCAGTGAAGGGGGCCGCCAGTGGCTGACGTCGAGTGGGACGACGCCGCGATCGACGAGCTCATGTCACCGGGCGGCGAGATGCACAAAGAGCTGCAGCGCCGGGCGACCAAGGTGGTCCGGCGCGCCAAGCGCCTGTGCCCCGTCGACACCGGACGCCTGCGCTCGAGCATCACGCACGACGAGGTCGAGCGGCGCGGCCGCACGACCCTCGTCGTGCGGGTCGGCACGAACGTCGAGTACGCCGCCTACGTCGAGCTCGGCACCTCACGCCAGCGCTCCCAGCCGTACCTCCGTCCTGCTCTCGATGCGGCGCGCTGATGGCGAACGAGTTCCCCGATCCGGAAGGCACGATCCGCGCCTACCTGCGCGCCGACCCCGACGTGTCGGCCATCGTCGGCAACCGCGTGTTCTTCGGCGTGCCGCGAAAAGCGAACGAGGAGACGTTCCCGCTCGTGACCGTCGCCCGGATCGGCGGGGCCGATGACCCGTCCGAAGTGCCTGTCGATCTCGGCCTGCTCGACATCTCCTGCTGGGGCTCGATCGACGCATCGGGCAACGGCCTCAAGGCCCCGGCGACTGAGCTCGCCAACGCGGTGCGATCGGCGTTGCACCGGATCCGCGAGCGCACGAGCGCCGGCACCGGTACCGACGTGTTCGGCGTGCAGATCGGTGGCGTCGTCTGGGCACCCGACCCGGACAACGACAGGCCGCGGTACGTGATCACCGCCGAGGTGGCATCGATCCTCGGTTCCTGAGCGTCGTCAACAGCGCCTGGTGGGCTGTGGGCGACCCAGCGCAGAGCTGGTGTCGCATCCGAAGAAGGAGCACCCCACATGGCCGCTGGAGGCACCAAGGCAAACGTCGACCTGGGACCGGGTCGACTCTACTACGCACCGCTCGGGACCGCGGAGCCGACCAGCGCATCGGCGCCATTGCCGTCGGCGTGGCAGGCGGTCGGCTACACCGAGGACGGCACGGCGATCGCGACCGACATCACGTCGGAGATGGTCGAGGTCGCCGAGGAGCTCGACCCGATTCGCTACGTCCAGACGCGACGGGCGAGCCAGCTCACCGTGCAGATGGCCGAGGCCACCGTCAAGCGCCTCGCCCTCGCTCTCGGGGCCGGCGCCACCGTGACCGACGACGGGACGTCGTTCGAGTTCCCGGCTCCCGGAGCCATCGTCGGCGTCATGTTCGTGTGGGATCGCGACGAGACCCCGTCGGCGACGAACCGGCGTTGGATCATGCGCCAGGCAACCCCGTCAGGGTCGATCGAGATCTCGAACCGCAAGGCCCCGCAGAAGCGCCTGATCCCGGTCACGTTCGATCTGTCGCTGCCCGACGGCGCGACGTCGCCGGTCAAGGTGTTCCCCAACCCCAGCGGCTTGATCTGATCCGGCGCCGCCGTGCACGTCGACTTCGACGCCGCACGCCGGGCCTACTCGAAGGGACAGATCGATCCCGTCACGTTCGACCTGGCAGGCGAGACGTTCACCTGCCTGTGCGACCCGACGCTGGGCGACACCTTCGAGCTGGCCGACGTGCCCGACCTGGACCCGGCCGACTTCGACTCGGCCAACCGGCTCCACCTGGCCACGATCCGGCGTCTCGCCCGCTACATCCGGCACATGCTGCCGGTCGACGAACGCGGCCGGTGGGATCAGTCGCTCTACCGCATCCCGCTGTCCGAGATGCCGGTGATCCTGGAGATCTCCGAGTACATCACCAAGGCGGTCACATCGCGCCCTACCGTGCCGCCCACCACCTCCTCGCGTGGGCGGGCGGCGAATGGACGAAGCTCCAGAAAGAGGCCGGCTGGAGCGAGGGGTTCGAGGTGATGCCGGCCCGTCTCGCGTACCCGCTGATCTACGACGTCCTGACGCGCAACGTCACCGAGGACTCGAAGCTGCGCATCGACGAGCTGCTTGGCGATCCCTCCGCGCCAGTCAGGATTGCCGAGCGCCGCACGCGGGCCGTCGTGGCGAGCGGGTTCGAGGTCGGCTGATCATGCAGATCGCCGAGGCCTTCGTCGAGGTGCAGATGCGCCTGCAGGGGTCCTCGGTGTCGCGCGCCAAGTCCGACGTCAAGCGGGCTGCAACGCAGATGGAACGGGACGGCAAGATCACTCTCGACGCCGATGGCAAGCCGCTCAAGAGTGAGCTCGACAAGGCCGAGCGCAACGTCGACACCGCGGCGCGTTCGATGGCGTCGACGTTCGCCCGGGTGTTCACCGGTGCTGCCGTCGCTCGCGGTCTGAAAGAAGCGATCGACTCGGCCTCGGCGCTGGGCGAGTCGATGAACGCGGTCAATGTCACCTTTGGCGACGCCGCCGACGGCGTTCACGCGCTCGGTGAGGAGTCGGCCACGTCGCTGGGCCTGTCCACCGAGGCCTTCAATGCGTTGGCGGTCCGGTTCTCGTCGTTCGCCCAGACGATCGCCGGGCCCGGCGGTGACGTCGCCGGCGTGCTCGACGACATGACGACGCGGGCCGCCGACTTCGCGTCGGTGATGAACATCGACGTCGCCCAGGCGGCCGAGCTGTTCCAGTCCGGTCTCGCCGGCGAGTCCGAGCCGTTGCGCCAGTACGGCATCGACCTGTCTGCGGCCGCGGTCGAGGCCCACGCTTTGGAGACCGGCATCAACGACGGCACGCACGCGCTCACCGAGGCCGAGAAGGTGCAGGCCCGGTACTCGCTGCTGATGCAGCAGACCTCCAAGGTCGCCGGCGACTTCGCCAACACGGCGGACTCGGCAGCGAACCGGCAGCGGATCCTGGCCGCCGAGTTCGAGAACGCCAAGGCCAAGTTGGGCAGCGCGCTGTTGCCGCTCTACGGCCAGGCGATCGGTGTGCTCACCGAGCTGGTCGAGATCTTCACCCAGCTGCCGGCGCCGGTGCAGGCCGGCGTCGTGGCGATGCTCGGCATCGTTGCCGTCGCCGGGCCCGTGAAGGATGCGACGGCCGCGTTTGGTGGCCTGTCGAAGGTGATCGGCAAGCTCGGTGCCGCCGGCGGCCCGCTCACGGCATTGGCGGTCGCTACCGGCGTGGCCGTGGTCGCTTGGAAGGCGCTCGACGGCGGCCATCTCAATGCGACACCGCACATCGACAGTGCCTCCGACGCGTTGGCTCGTGAGACCACGGAGGCCTACAACGCTGCGGTCGCTGCCGGGCAGGCCACAACGGCAGTCGACGCCTTGGCGATCGCCCACGTTGCGCTGTCGAACGCGATCTCGGAGGCGGCGGATCCAGAGCTCACCGACGCGTTCGCGACATTGAACGTCAGCGCGGACGAGTGGCTGGAGGCCATGATTGACCTGCGCCGCGAGTACGGGCACAACGCCGACGTGCAACGGCTCTGGACCCAGGCACTCAACATGTCGGAGGCCGAAGCCGCCAGGTACTTCCTCCTCGTCGCTCAAGGTGAGACCGACCACGAGCGGCTCGCCGAAGCCGCCGGCGTGACCGTCGACCAGTTCGATGCGGTCGCCGGCGCAATGAACCTCGTCCAGCGCTACGCGATGGAGAACCAGAACGAGGTCAACGATCTCGCGTTGACCTACCTGCAGGGCCAGGTCAACGCCGGCGGCTTCGCCGAGGCGGCACTCGACGCCGCCGAGGAGATCGCAGGCAGCCGCTTCGAGGCGGGCAACGCCGTGCCTGTCTACGAGGAGTATGTCCGTCAGCTGACGTTGCTCGATCCTGCTGCAGCCCAGAGCGCTCTGAGCGTCGAAGGGCTCGGGACGTCGACTACCGGTACGACCGAGGCGATGGGGAACGCGGCGGGCAAGGCCGGCGAGCTCGCCGTCGAGATGGGCAAGGTGGGTGATGCCGTCGAGAAGGCCAACCTCAAGATCGCCGGCCACGTCGGCACCGCCAAGGAGTCCGGAGATTCGCTCACGGCGTGGGGTGATGCCGCGAAGGACGCAGCGGGCCAGGCCGACGTTCTCGGCGACGCCGTGGCCGATGCCGGGCCCGACTTCGACGCCCTGCACGACGCTGCCAGTGAGGCAACCGACGAGTTCGACGAGTTCGAGGACGCCGCCAACCGGCTGCGTGAAGCGATCCGCAAGGTGACCGGGCCGCAGGATGACCTGCGCGAGACGACCCGTGCCGTCTGGCAGGAGTTCGAGAACCTCACTGCGGGCCTCGCCGAGAACGGTACCAGTTACGACGTGTCCACTGAGGCCGGCCGAGCCAACCAGGAACAGCTCGAGGAGACCCGCGACGCCATCCTGGCTCACGGCGCCGCGCTCGTTGCGAACGGCTCCTCGGCTGCCGAGGCCGCCGGCGACATCCAGTACAACATCGACGCACTCAACGAGCAGTGGCGCCAGGCCGGGCTCACCGAGGATCAGATCGCTGCGCTCAACGAGGAGTACAACCTCACCCCGGAGGACGTCGAGACGGTGCTGCGCTTGGAGGGCGAGGCTGCAGCGCAGGCCACCCTCGAGCGGTACGAGCAGAACCTGGACAAGATCCCGGTCGAGAAGCGGACCGAGATCGAGGCCGCCATCCGTGACGGCGACATCGCCCGGGCGAACGAGTTGCTCGACGGGATCTTGGACCCGCAGGTGCGGGTGCGGGTGACGTTGCCGAACCTGCCCCAGATCCGCTATTCGGGCACCGGGCACGCCACCTACGACTACACCAGGGGAACCGGCCCGGTGGCATTGGCCCGCGGCTCGTTCATCGGCGAGGACATGCTCGCTCAGCTGCACGCGAACGAGGCGGTGCTGCCGCTCGGCGACGCGCGCCGGTCGCGGCTGCGCGAGTTGCTGTCCGATCCACGCATCGGCGAACCGATCGCCGATGCGATGGGCGGCAGTGATGCCCCCGGCATCGGAGGGGGCCTGACGATCAATGGCGGCGTGCACGTCGGCAGCCGCGAGGACGTGCCGCTGATCTACGACGCGTTCGCCGACATCGAGTTCTCGGCGAGGCACGGATGATCGACGTCACCGCCACGCTGCGCGGGCTCACGATCGGTGCCGGCACCCCGTACCGCTGGGAGCGCTGGCCCACCGGCCTGCTGGACACGGCGGACATCCGCTCTCGCGACGAGCCGCTCCCGCGACGTGACGGCCTGATCGCCGGCCGTGATCTGCTCGGTGGGCACGGGATCGCGTTCGAGGTCGTCGTGATGGGCTCGAGCCGTGCCGACTGCGAATCGAAGCTCGCCGACCTGCGCGCCGCGTTCACGGGCGGGCCGGCCGACGAGCAGCTCGACGTCCGCGTGTCGGGCACGCCGTCCGAGTACGCGTTCTTCGGCCGACCTCGCGGGGTCCGGGTGCCGCTCGGGCGCACGTTCAACGGCGGCGTTGCGTCGGCGCGCTGCACGTTCATGGCCACCGACCCCGTCGCCTACGGCGCCGAGATGGTCGAGGTGATCGGCCTGGCAGCGCATCCATTGCCCGAGACGTTGCCGTTCATCCTCGGCGTCTACGACTCGGAGGTGTTCTCGAGTGCCGGCACCGCTCCGGTCGATCGTTGGACGGTCATCCTCGAAGCGGTCGGTGGTGACCTGATCGACCCGTCGATCGCCCATGCCGATACCGGCCAGTTGATCTTCCACGACCTGACGATGACGGTCGGCGAGACGCTGGTGATCGACGGCCACGAGCGGCGTGCGTTGTTGAACGGTGTGACGCCGGTGGTGCCGACGATCGCCCAGTGGTGGCGGATCGTGTCGGGGTCGAATGAGGTGCGTTTCGCAGCGTCGCCTGCGTCGTCGTTGTCGTCGACGGCGACGTTGACGTGGCGTCCGGGGTGGTCGTGATCGTGGAGGTTCACTGATGGTTGCGCGGCTCATCCCGGTTGACACAGGTAACGCCAACGCGTTCCAGAACCCGAAGGTCGCCGCGGACTCGCTGGCATCTGCCGCGGAAGCAATCGCCGGCACGACCACCGATAAAGCCCTCACGCCGTTCACGCTGCAGAGCAAGCTGCCGACGTTCGTCCCCCAGGCGCTCACGTCGGCGGCCATCCAGACCGCAGCGACGGCGGCGGCAGCGGAGCGCGGCAAGCTCCTCGTCCCGGCCGGCGACTACGTGTGGGATTCGCAGCTGTCTCTGGTGTCGCACGGCTACGCGATGTTCGAGCCCGGAGTACGGCTGCTCATGGCACCCGGGGCTGGTGTCACCGCGATCGAGGCCGAGGGCGCCGAAGGCGCGCCGGTCGCGCTCGGTGTCGATGCCACGGCGGGCGAGGTTCAGATCACGTTGCCCGCCGGACACGGCATCGTCGTGAACGACATGGTCGGCTTCATCTCCGACGAGGTGGTCATTGCCGGAACACCCGGAGTGCGGGCACGTGAGATTCATCAGGTCGTCAAGGTGGTCGGCGATGACGTGTTCCTCGACGAGCCCTTGTGGTGGACGTACCAGGTGGCCCAGTCCGGCGAGTTCTGGAAGATCACCCCCGTCACCGACGTGCACATCGACGGCAACTTCACCATGGTGTACTCGTCACCGCCTGGCGACTTCCGTGGCATCGTCCTCTCGCGGGCGCTGCGCGCCACGGTGCACGCGACGTCGGTAGACGGACCCGGCATCTTCGTGGGTGACTCGATCGGGGTCGACGTCGAGGCGTACATCGATGGCGACCCGATCTACGTGACAACACCATGGGGCTATGCAATGTCGGACGCCGGCTCCGGGCATAGCAACCACTTCAAGGGGCGCGCCCGGAACTGTCGGCACGGTTTTACGACGCTGCCGATCGAGGTCGGTGCAGACATGTGGGCGGGACCGTACGGCGCCAAGGTCGAGGTCGACGCCTGGGGTGGCGAGGAGTCGTTCGCACCGCTCGACACGCACGCCGGCGCCGTCCGGACGAGGTTCGTGAGCTGCAAGGGACGTGGCACCGGTCAGGCATCGACCCCCGGTCTGCAGGACCGTGGCTATCAGACGTCGATCGAGGGCGGCGAGTTCTCCGGCGGCGAGTCCGGCGTGGTGTTCGCCGCAGGTGCCATCGGCGGCAAGATGACCGGCGCCCGCATCGCGACGCGCCCGACGTCATCGGACGTGGCGGTTGGCCTGTTCGGCGACGAGCTCACCGTCACCGACTGTGACATCGAGGCGCTCGCCGGGATCGCATTCGACACGACCGGCAGCAAGCACAAGATCAGCGGCAACCGGATCCGCGCTGCGTCGGCCGTGCGGGACAACACCAGCGGCATGCTCGTCGCTGACAACCACATCGACATGGACGTCGCCTTGTTCGCGTTCGACTCGGCGCAGAACACGTACCGCAACAACTTCT